CGATCTCCAGCCGCTTCGACCGGACAACACCGGGAAGCGCATTCCCGCTCTGATCGAAAACCTGGAACGTGAACGGCGCTGCGCCGATCTGAACATCAGGGATCAGACCCGCAGTCAGCCGAGTCACCACGCCAGAAGGAAGGCTGCCCCTCGAGTCGATCACCGCCAGAGGAACGACGACAGCCTCGCCAGCAAGGTATGGGCCAATCGTCAGGTCCGTCGTCCCGACAACCAGCGGGATGAACTCGAGCGCACCGCCCGCAGTCGACTCGCTCGTCACCGACGTGACCAACGCGGTATTCGTGATAGCCGCAGGTATCCCGGCAGTGCCGACCCCGTTGTACTTCAGGATCGCCGTGCCGAAGTCGAAGGCAAGGTCAACCGTGATGCTCGCCGGGTCCGACGTCAGATTGTCCAGCGACACATCAGCCCACGCCGTCTCTCCGCTCGATGTCTGGGATGTGAACCAGTTACCGGTCGGCATCAGGACTCCGCGATCTTCGCGTCTGTCGTGATCCGGGTCCAGATCGCAGACCCGCCGATGACTGACTTGCGGGCCACCGCAGCAACCGTGTCATTGACCGCCAGCAATGCCCCGGTCGATGGCTGGACGATCGGAATCCTCAGCCTTGCACGGCCGCCCACCGCCGTTGCATCGAATGTCAGCCCCGTAGCGGACCCCAGCGAAGCGCCGGCAAGCGCTGTTCCGGTCGGAAGCCGGAAGACCTGCGCATCAACACCGGTCACGCCAAGAGCGGAAACGTCCGCGTACAGGTAGCAGTACAGCCCCTGCAGCGTGATATTCGCCGTCTCCTGGCTCGAGGCCACGCTGTTCTGTCCGCTCCTCGAGACGTGCCACGTAAACCGGTACGTCGCCCCGGCAGTAAGCCCGGTGACCGAGATCGGCATTGATACGCCAGACACCGAAACCGTCTTCGCAAGGAAATAGGCACCCGGAACTCCCCCGGTAACCAGCGATGCATTGATATGGATCGAATCAGCAGTGGCGTCCCATCCAGACACCGTAGCACTGACAGAAGTGGACCCAGTGACCGCTATCGTAGGTGCAGCGATCGGACTATCAGGAGGCGAGGTGGCCGCCTCATCCGGCGCATAGATCGAACCGCTTGCAGTCGGGTTCGTCACCACCGCCGCAGGCTTGAAGATGATCGCCATCGTGGACGTGCGGGCCTCGGGCGAACCGCCATACGGGTCCGTCGTCGTCCACGTTCCGCCCGTTATCGATCCGGCACCCGACGTCTTGTAGCCCAACGCGCTCGAGAGACCGCCATTCGCATCCACCACGAAGTCTACGATCTGATCCGTCGCAGTGAACCCACCGCTGTGCGCGTAGGTCCGGTAGAACTCGGCAATCACGAAGTTCAGGTAGATCGAACTCGCCGCAGCGCCGGTAATCGCGGCCACCGTAGAGTCTGCAACACCGCCGGCGGTGACCTCAGTCGCGCTCGCTGACACCACATCGAACTGCGCGTCGCTCAGGATGACCGAGAAGCCATGCCCAAGGTTCGCGCTCGAGAACGTGCCAACGGCAGACCCTGCTACAGCTCCACTCGGGAACGTCTGGTAGTAGATCGCCATCGCATGCGGCGCAATGGAATGCCCGACGTTCGCCTTCAGCGTCCACTCTACCGGAAATGCAATCGGATACGCCTTCCTGTTCGTCGCCACAAACAGCACGACCGTATGCCCAGCAGGGACGGTGTCGTACGCGATCGGCCAGGTCGTCCCCGAGAGGGTTGGCGTCTTCCTGATGGAACCGACAACGCTTGTCATACGATCAGCACCGCCCCGTCATTCGTCCCGATCTGGATCGTGTTGTTCGTCATCACGTATGCCCAGCGGATCGTCTTGCCGCTCAATCCTGTGACAAGAGCATTGTGCCTAGCGACAATCGAAGAGTTCAACCATGGAACATACAAACCCCAGTTGCCACTCGTCACCCCACGGTCCATCGACCATAAGTTGCATGCCACGTACCCGTTGATGGCCCCAAGCGCATAAAGCTGCCCATAAACCCTGACGACGGACGGCAGATCAATCGCCTGGTTGTCCGGCAACATCCCCGCCTCAGTGAGGTATTTCGGCAGCGTGCCCTTGCCCATTGCAGTCATCGACGCCTGAACGCGGGCAAAATAGATCGCCATCGATAAAGCGGTCGATCCGCCATTCGGATAGATGTGATGCCCAATCCCCTGGATGTGATCCTTCGCGACCCCTCCGACACCATCGCTGGCGTTGGCCAAGGTAATCCAGTTTGCGAACGGCGTCTCGGCACTCGCAGTGTCCCAGTTCACCATTCCAGGCCAGAGGATCTTTGCCGAGTGCCCCGTCGCAATACGGGCGTTATTCACCTCGCGCATGACGACTGCCATCTGCTCAGGAGACCCCTGCCAATACCCTGTCGGAAATACCTCGTACTCGTTCCACGATTCAAACGTGTTCAGAGTCGAGTCGTGATTGAACACAGCCGTTGCGTGCGCCTGGGCAGCTCCAGCCACAGGGGGTACATTCCCCTTGTCACCACCGGGATTGAACGCCGGCCAATAGGAATTGTTCGCCGAATATCCGCTCTGCGCGAGCTCATTCGGGGTCTGGAACAGCGTGTAGTTCCTGATCGCACCGAACGAATCACCCCAAACTTTCCATGAGTCGTACCAAGTCCAGCCCTCGCGCACAATTGCCGCCCATGTACAACCAATCCGCTGCAATGATCCAATCGACTTGATCTGGAATGGCGGGACAGCACTCTCAGTGCCAGCCGTGCCGCCCATCTGCGCCCATGTCGAATCCCCCGGCCTCGGAGCCGGGTGGACAAGGAACTGCCCGCCGAACAGGGTAGCCGAAACCACAACCGGCGTACTCGCCGTCGTCAGCAGCGTCATCGCGATGCCAGTCGTCGGCGGCGGCGCAACCGTGCCCGTGGTCACGTCAAGCGTCGGAGGAGCAAGGATCCGCAGCGCGCTCGTCTTCACCGCAACCCCGGCCTGCAGATTCCCAGACAGGTGCCACTTGTCACCAGACGGATCATCCGCCGGCAAAGCAATCGGGATCACCAGCGCGACACCACTGTCTGACGCTTTCACGATCTCAACCGTGCAAGTTCCCGTGATCGTCGCGGCCAACCACGTCTCCGCCGGCTCATTGAACGCCGTCGGCAGTTCGATGTAGTTCGACGTCACCGTCAGCGAACCGATGATCGTGTCCTCGTACTTCAGCACACCCCCGACGTAGATCCGGAAGTAAGCGCCGGAACCAATCTCGGCACTGATCAGCCCGAGGTAGTAGCCACCCTGAGTGCCCTCGGGCTGCCCGAGAGCGGCTGTCTTGTACGTCTCTAGCGTCAGCCCGCGACTGGTTGCGGTTCCGACCATTTCAGGCTCGCTGGTTGATGATTTCGCGCAGCCACGATGCGCCCTTCGCGTTGTCTTTCACAACGCTGAACGGGTAGCTCATCGCAGTCTTCGGCTCCGGCCTCGAGTCGGTGATGTCGAACTTCGCCTGACCCTGCTTGTAAGCGGTAGTCCGCGCTCGTGCGAGCACCTCAACGTACTTGCGCTTGACCGTCATCTCAACGCCGCGCACGACCCATTGAATCGTCCCAGAGACACCGAGCGGAATCGCCATCACGGTATTCTCGTCAGTCGACTCATGAACCAGGATCGACACCGGCTCGTTCATGAATTTCTCGAGTTCGAACGCGTCCTTGTTCGCAATGTTGATCGCCTCGACTTCAATCTTTCCGCCGTGAACTTCGCTCAGATCGAGCGGCTCGTCCTTTGGCAGTTCCATGTTCCCTGCGTCCATTCTTGCCATCATCTTTCTCTCTAAAAGGCCCCCGGCCGTAGCCGGGAGCAAAGACCAGCCAAGGAGTTCTTATGCCGTGATCGGCTGCGCCGGGACAGTGGCCAGATCGCGGATCGTGTACGTCATGCCAGTCACGCTCGACATGTTGTTCACGCCCAGAGTCCACGTCGACACCAGAGTCGAGCCGGCCTGCGCATACAGGTAGCCCACCGCAGTCAGACTCACCGGCACAACCGGGAAGTGAACCGCAGCCAGTTTCCCGGTCACGTCAGCGCCATTGACCAGCGGTCCCTGAACGATCTTCAGCGCACCGGCCGTATCGGCGCAGTACACGAAGATGCAGGACTTGCCGGCAGTCAATGGAAGGAAGGCTGCACCGGTCACGGCGTCAGTCGTCGGCGTCGCACCGTTCGAGCCAGCGGCCAGCGTATACATCCGGCCCCGGATCGAATAGTTAGTCGCCGTGGTGACGGTCGTGGTGGTGGTCGTGCCAGCAGCCATGCCGGCCTTCCCGAAGCAGATGTTTCCACCCGCAAGTGCATTGCTAACGGTAGTGCTCATGATCAATCCTCAATCAGCGCGGCAACAGTAGCCGCATAGTCGGTGTCAGTCACGCCGCCATCGGCGTCCAGTTTCGCGGCAACCGCCTGCAGAGCATCGAGAAGAGAAGCAAGGGCGACCCGAAGTTCGTTCTTGCTCATCCCACCAATGCCCATGGCGTTAATCCGCTGTTGAAGCTTCACTGCCATGGGAGTACTCCTTACGCGAGACTGCGAACAGCCGACTCACCACGCGCCATCCAGTTCTCATTGAGACGGACGGTCTGCGTGTAGAAGTTGGCACCGACATAACCAAATTGGCCCAGCGGGTCAGCCTTGGAAGGCGTCGCCTCATGCACCACAGGCTTGATCGCGCTGTTGCCCTTCAGCGCGACATGACCGAATGCATCCTCGGCCATCACGATGAACGGATACACGTCGATGTTGGTCGCGTTGGCGGCCTTCATCCCGGTGGATCCGACAGCAGCGCCAGCCGCAAGGAACGGCTTGAACAGCGGCGAACTGATGAAGCGGAACTCCTCAACCGCGCCGATCTCGCGCATGTGCACGCGGCTCGACGTACCGTACTTCTCCACACGGGTGAAGTCAGGCAGGTCACGGATGTCAGCGTTCATGTCCGTGTGATGGAACACCAGATAGCCCGGCTCGATCGCCTTCGTATCGTAGCGAGCACCCGGAGCCAGCATCGAGGTCACGCGCGAAGCACGCGCATCTTCCAGCGTCCGCGCAATCCGGCGAAGCTGATTGAGATTGATCGCGGTATTCAGGCCGACACGGGTCGAACCGTTCGCGTAGTCGACAACAGTGCCGCCCTTCAAGACGCCGTAGCGGATCAACTCAGCAACTTCAGCCAACGTGCGGGCAGTCAGTCGCGTCATGTCACCCGACACGTCGTCGGCGTACATCAGTTTGACCTTGCTCGAGAACTTGAAGAGCAGGCCGTAGTGCTGCAGCGTCGCCGACACGTCGGTGTAGCTGATGCTGTTCGCCTCGGGGTTCACGCCTTCTTGCAGCGCGAAACTGTTGACGTCAATCGACGGCGCACCGTTCGCACCCATATTCCACGGGTTCAGACGACGCCACACGACGGTATCAGTCGAGTTCAGGGGTTGCGGCTCAGTGGAACCGAACTTGCCGAGGACTTCGATGTTGTCGACTTCCTTCAGCATCTTGACCGCCGCACGCACGAGAACGCGCTGTGGGACGGTGCTATACGCTTGCATATCAGCCATGATGTTTCCTATCGACCCTTAGCCGTCTCTTGCGCGGCGTAGTAGTCAAAAAGTTGTTCTTCGCTCATGTCGTCAAGAGAGACGACCGATCGTCGGGGTGTTGCTTGACCGCGAACCGGATTGACGGCATTGCGTAGTTTCCCTTGTCTCTCGGCGGCCAACTGCGTAGACGACTTTTGGGTCGTGGACGACTTGTAGTGGTCGAGGAGGAAAATCGCATCTTCCGCCTTTCGGCTGGACGCAAGCGTTTGTAGTTGCGCAGGCAGGCCCGCCATGAAAACCTTACAACCATCTGAATCAACAATCTCTTTCAGATCGGGGTGAGCTTCCTTGGTACGCATCGTCTCCAATTGCAGCGACATGTCGTCGACGCGAGGATCCGATACGGGCTTCTGCTCAACTGCAGGAGTCTCTGCCGTTGCAGGCTTGGCCTCCTGTTTCGGCATCAAGCTGGAAAGCCTTTCCTCAATCGCGTCCGCCCATTCCGGGAAGTCGTCCTTGAGTTGGTTCCACTTGGCCGAGTTTGCGGAGGCGGCCGCGATCTGACCCTTCGACGGAGCTTCATCAGCGGTCTGGACTGGAGCCCTGGCGGCTGCTACTTCCGTCTTGAAGGTCGTGAACTGCTGGCTCAACCCGCCGAACTTTCCATCTATGTCGCGAAACTTTGACTTGATATTGGCGTCAAGCATCGCAACGGCTTTCGCAAGCGCGCGCGGATCGAACTCTTCTTCGTCCTTGGGCTCTTGCTTACTCTCATCAGCTTTGGCTGCAGGCTTAGGCCGATCATCATCCTCCGGCGGCCGAACTTCCAGCGCTCCAGTATCAGTTTCATCAGCCGCTTCATCAAACATCTCTTCTTCAGTCTGCATCATTACCTCAGAGCGTATGGGGTGGCGTCTTCGAAGTCACCCCGTGAAACTGCGGTCGTTTCCGGCAGCAGCAAAATCTCTCGATACGCGGCCAACATCCCGCGCGTGAAATCAGCGTCGCGTTGATCCATCCCTCGCGACTCCAGTTGTTCTTTCCCCAGATCGATCGCGACCTTCAAGACCGCCTCGACCCTTGCCCAATTCGGCTCGTTCATTGCGTCAACGCCGCCATCCGCTCATTGTTCTGTTTCACGATGTCCTGCATTGCTGCATCATCCTGCGCCTTCCTGTCGGCCTGATGACTCATCGCCATCATCGCCAACTGCGCCTTCACCTCGAGAAGCGACAACTTCTCCTTCTGCGCATACTCGAGCATCAGCAGATCCCGCTGTAGGTTCATCTTCATCAATTCGCGCTGATCGTCTGCAGCCATAGACTGAGCTTTAAGCTGGATGTTTGCCGACTCACTCTGCGCCGTGATCTTCTCGCGGTTCAAGTCCGCTTCAGCCCGAATCTTCGCCACGGCAATCTGCGGCGCTTCCTGCGGCCCAGCCTCGGCCATCTGCTTCTCGATCTGCGCAATCTCGTCAGTCGTGTTCATCACGTCGGCAATGGAACTCGCCTCGATGGCGTATTTCGCGAGCCGCTGCGGATTGATGTACTTGCCGAACGTCGGACTGCCGGCCATGTTCGCCAGCATCATCACGTCCCGTTTCTGCTGGTCACGAACGACCAATGCCGTCGACCCTCGGGCCTTCACCGAGTAGTCGCCCTTGATCTCTTCCTTCTCGCTGAACTGCATGTTCCAGTCGTAGTAGCGAGTGATGTGCGGATTGGTTATGTAATCGTCCCAATTCCTCGCGATCTGCTTGAGCACCGTGTTCGCTGAGTTCATCAGCAGCGTCACGACTCCAACCTTGTCCGGCGCAGAACCACGCTCACCCTGCGCAATCATCGGCAGCGCGGTTTCATCGTCGATGAATTTCAGCGCGAGTTCGATGATCCGCTGCAGGGACTGCTGTCTGTCGTCGATCTGGAACACCTGGAACGCGGTCCGGACGTCGCCGACCTGACCCTTCGTTTCCCACAGCTTCATGCCGTGGATTTCCCAGTTGCCATCCGCCGGCCCGACAAGCGTCCGGTTCATGACGATCTGCGGGCCGTGCGTCACCCCGGCGTTGTCCTGCATCTGCCGCCATGCCGCGTTGAGCGTCACCTGACCATAGCGCATCAGGTACGGGATCCCAACGCCAGCCCATGAGCCGTCCATCGATTCCCACGAAAACACGTCGTACGGGTGATCCCCGGTGTCCATTGGGTTGATCACCGCCTTGATCACCTTCTGATTGCACATCACCACGATGGCAGACAACTTCTTCAGTTCAAGGTCGTCGTCGTTCAGGTCCGCGCCGAACGCAGCGAGGTCTTCGATCAGTACCTCGCCGACGTAGGTCCACAGTTCGAAGTTCGCCTTGTCGACCCCGGTCATGTCGACGTACCCGGTACCGTAGCGCTCGCGCTCGTTGTTGATCGCCTCGCTCATGTGCTTCGGGCCATCCCTCAGGCACTGCAGGATCGCGTCACGGCTGTAGGATGGGGCCAGCGCCAGGTCTTTGAGGTCCGACCTCGAGACGAGTTCGCGCTCCCAGATGTAGCCGGCCTTCGAGATGTCCTCGCCACACCCTCGAGCAGGGTAGAAATTCCACGGATCCACGCGCTCGCTGATCGGCTTGATCTCCTCGACCATCGCCAGCTGATGGACTTGCTTGCCGTCCGATGTCCGCTGCGGCTTCCATCGCTTGCAGACCTTGTTGACGACGATCGGGCCTTTCAGGATCCCCACGCCCATCTTCGCCGCGTCACGGATTGCCTTGCGGCCTTCCCGGTTGAAATTGCACTCGGTCAACTGATCATCGATCTCCGACTGCATGGCATTCGCCTTGCGGCGGGCCTCCTGCAGCGTCGCAGAGATCACGTCAGACGCATTCAGCGGCCTGTCCTCGGTCGGATGCGGCAGAACCTGACCCTGAGTCGGACCGGGCTGCGGATCGCGCACAGCGACGTTCCCATGATCCTTCAGTGCGTTCGTCAGTTTCGGCACCGGGGTCGGCGCGATCTCCCAGTTCCGATCGTTCGTTGGGAAAAGCATGTCAGACAGATGAGCAGAGGCAGTATTCGTCTTCTGCCTCGTCACCTGTACGAACACCCTCGAGCGGCGCTTCTGCTTGCCGCCTCGAGCCTCGTTCACCGCCTCGAATATGTCGCCGTCCTTCGACGCCCGAGTGCCGTCCATCCCGTGATAGAGATCGAGATCCTGCGACCAGCGGCGCTCGATGCCGGATTCTGCACGCGCACGAATGGCGTCGTGCAGTTTGAGCAGCAGCATCTGCCCGAATGCCTCGACCTGAGCAAGGCGCTCGTTCTCGGCAGCCTCCTGCTCCTCCAGCGACCGCTCCAGCATGATGACGACTTCAGTATCCAACTTCGGCATCCAGTATCTCGAGGGCAGGAATCTGCCCGATGGATTGATGGGTCCAGTTCTCGGCGTCCGGCGTGTAGCCTTGCGCCGCCTGCCTCGCGGCATCTACGAGGTTCGACGCCCAGTTGTGCAGAGGAGAGTCAGACCATTTGCCGGCCTTCTCGTCCCATGCACGACGATACGAATCGAGCGCCTTGATGCCCTGCTCGCAGCCCGCCTCATCGAACTCAGACGTCAGCAGGAACGACCGCAGCATCTCAATGCCCTTCGACAGCTCATCAATGCGATTGACGGACGTGATGTTGTAGATCCCGAGGTTGTTGAATAGCCCCAGCCTCGAGACGACCTGCACGCCCTGCATCCGAGTCTTGACGTCGTGCGGCATGTAGTGCATCTGGTACGCGTACGGGCGCTCACGGAGTTGGTTCACCCAGTACGACAGCCCGCGATTCGGCTCGTCCATGCACTCGATGAACCGGTTCATCCCATTGATGCGCTGATGAAACCAGACGGCCGTTGTGCCCGATGACGGATTGACGCCGAAGTCCCAGAACGTATTGACCGGGAATCGCGGATCCCACTTGTAAGCGCCGATCCCGCCTCTCTTGCGGATGATCGTCATCTCGTTCTGATAGATGCTGCCCTCGACCGACGCCTCGAACGCCTCATCGATCAGCGTCGGGTGCTCGCGCTTCATCAGGTTGCCGAGGCCTTCGGCGGTCTTGACGTACCAGGCCATCTGACCGGGCGAGAACTGCAGGCCGTGCTTGGACTTCAGTGCCGCGAAATACTCAAGCATCTCCTTCGGAATGACAACGCCATCGGGCGGCAGCGTGTTTGCCGGCTTGCGGTACCACGGGAAGAAATGCAACTTGAAGTCCAGAACCGTCAGCCACTTGCCCTGATCCTGCCGCTGGCGGGCCTTGACCGTCATGTCGTAGAAATCGCCTTCCTGCCCCTCGGCCGTCGACTCAATGTGGATGACGCCGCCATCCTGAACGACCGCCGGGATGGATCCGGATTTGACCTCTTTGGCCTTCTCCGGCTCTTTCGCACAGATTTTGCCGTACTCGCTGACATGCAGGCTTTGCAGGGTGCCGGACCGGGCAGACGTCGTCACGCTCAGCGTGCTGCCATTGCCGAACACAATCTCGTTGAGGGTCTGGTTCTTCACGCCTACGGCATCGCGAATCGGCGCGGGCAGGCGGTCCCATGGGAAAAGCACCTTGTCGCGGAACATGTCGCCGGCCTTTTTCAAGGTGTCGCAAATCGTCGCGGCCTTGAAGTTCGCGTTCCAGACGCACTGGTCCAGCTGCAGAACACTAATGAGCGTCGAGAAGCCGAGCTGCCGGCTCTTGAGGATGACGTTGCGCGAATGTAGGGCCTGAAGGTATTCCCGCTGCTCCTCGCGAAGACGAAACTTCACTTCCTCGCCGGAGTCTGTGACGATCCAGTACAGGTTCTCGATCCGCCAGAGCGGGCTCGACCAATCCTCGATGATGAGGGCGCTCATTTATACGGGTTCTGATACTGGACCAACTCGGCTTCGGCCGGATTACCGGTCACGGAGATCGGCTCGAAGACCTCTCTATCCGGCTCAACCACGGCCTCGATGATTTCTGCCCGGTGCAGCGGCAGCCTCGAGCCCTCGCGGTATATCTGCGCCAGCATCTCGCTGAATGCGTTGGCGTTCTGTTTGTTGTCCCTCTCGAAAAGGCCCATGTAGCGCATCAATTTGTCGACAGACGAGTTGCGGTCGCACAGCTTGTACTTGTACGTGACCGTTTTGCCCTCGTCCTTGTCGAATCGCTCCTGGATCTCCACGCCCTGTATTGCGGCACGGATCTCCTCAGGCAGTCGATGCAGCGGCACAGGGTTGCCTATGCCATCCACCAGTTGAGCCGGGTCGTAGTAGGTCATCCGGGAGACCTGCCGCAGCACATTGCCGATGTCGACGCCGTGCTCATGCTCGTCCGTAGATGTCTCGTAAAAAATCGCGAGTTGGACTGTTTTGTCCTCCAGCCACTCCTGAATCTGCGCTTCAGTGACCTGCTGGAGCTTCGCGATCTTCTTGATGCGAACTTCTTCCTCCAAATGAACGTATTCCGCCCAGTTGTGGACGAAAAGATTCGCTTCCGCAGGCAATCGTGGCCGTTTGACTATCAGCATGACTCATGTTCGCCCGAAACTGGCCAAGCAAACGCACGCAACACCCAGTTTACCCCGGGGGGTATGCAAACAGCCCACTTAACGGCCCGATCTGAGGTGCTTACGTAGGCTCCTGCGCAGATTTAACATTTGTTCACACAATACCCATTGCCATCTCTTTGAATGCGTTTTACATTGACATCACGGTGATCGAAGACTGCGCGCACACCATGGGAGCGTCATGGGATGGTCGGCCGACGGGCACCTTTGGTGTGGCTGGCTGCTTCAGCACGCAGTCGTTCAAGCATGCCAACTCAGGCGAAGGCGGCCTGCTTGTCACCGACGACGTGGACCTGGCCGCCAAAGCCGTGCTGCTTTCAGGATCGTACATGCTGTATGAGCAGCACGGAGCCCGGC